TTGAACCCACGGAGGCCTACGCCAGAGGATCTTAAGTATGGTTTTATTGATTATCAAAGCGTAAAAGAAGACTTCAAGGCTTGGTTTAAAAATCGGGGGATAAACTGGGAACGGTATGGAAAGCAGCTGATTCGTTATCTTGAGAAGTTCAGCCGCCCAATTTGGAAACCCATGGATGTTGTCAACATGTTTAGTGGATTGGAAAACCGTTCTCAAAAACGCCATTTGGTTAATGGGTTAAGGAATCTGTTTAACTTTTATCAGACCCAAGGTTTGGTAGATAAACAGTGGCTTGACCTGCTTCGCAGTAATCTTCCAAAAACAAGTGTTGGTGTAGATATGCAGGTTCCAAGCGAAGCGGAGATTGTTGAGTCGCTTAAACGCATGGCTGAAATGGACAGGGGAAAGCGATTATTCGGAGTTTACAATTTGCTGCTTGACTCCGGGCTTAGAGTAGCTGAAGCTGTTAAACTTTACAATGCTTTAAAATTTGCCGAAGTCAATCTTGAAAGGCAAAATGGATTTTACATAGCTCCGCTTGGATATTTCAGAAACACGAAACTGGCATATTACGGCTTCATAACGGAATTTACTTTAAAAATTATTGAAAAAGCTGAAAACAAGCCTTTAACCTATAAAGGAACCACTGGAAAAGCGAAGAAACAGTTTGACGCAATAAACGGGAAATACCTTAGAAAATTTGTCTTCGACATCATGACTTCAGAAAGCCTAAACATACCAGAAAGCGTTGCAGACTTCATAGAGGGCAGGACACCGAAAACCGTAGGCGCCAGACACTACATGCAACTCAAACGCAAAGCTGTACAGTTCTATCCGAGATACGCAGAGTACATCACGGAGTTAAGGCAAAAGGCTGGCCTACTGACAGCCTAAAACTCGCCCTTTTTTCTTTACTCCAGTACGGGTAAAGTTTTGTCCACGCCAGTTTTTCTTTGCATAAACTTACTTTCTGGAGAAAAATAGGGGGAATTGGAGATACAATGGCTCTGGTGGATGCATGCTAACTTATAAGTGGGCTTATGAGTTGTCCGACTACATCAGCACCGCACTTGCTGCACGCGAGAATTGCGCTACCGTATGCAGAATAACATACCAATGTTGTGGCTATGCCAGATAGGGTAAATTTAGTGCATATTAAGGATCCCGAAATCCAGCTAATGCACATGAAACATTGTTGGGCTGCATCCCAAGCTTTCTTTACATCACTACAAGTAATTCGTGCAACGATTTTGTCGCCAATGGAACAAGCATATGGATTTGATCTCCACCACCATTCTATATAACAGCCATTGGACTCAACAGTCAAGTATTTGTTTCCTATTTTAATATAACGGGACGCATACGCATAGGAAGGAGCAACTGAGGACACTACAGCCATTGCACACAGCATCAGTGCAATCGTCATGAGCCCCAACTTTCTTTTTTCCATTTTCTACATTCCTCCTCTGCTCGGGAGACTTCGTTCAGTTGTCGGTTCCTCCCGCCCGTTGCCGGTTGCGTCATTGTAAGCAGACAACTTCCAGCAAGCCTCACTATATCATGGAAGCAAGATTCATTTTCAGTTCTTTGATAGCTCGAATTGGAAATAACACAAATTGTGCACTTTTTGCGACAGTTTAGATTCAAGACCATGGAAAATTAATGACAGTTACCTTTGAACGGCGAATAATTAAACCTGCATCAAAGATGCTACAAGCTTTTAAGTTTGTGAAACCAACTTTAACGTGGCTGGGATTCATCTGTTATATGACTTTGATGAAACTTGGAAGCTTTCAGAAAATGATCTGAATGAAGTCTATGGATACAAGGTACAGAACATCTCTTTGCCTAATGCTAAAATTGAAGTCAATTGGAAAATTCAAATACTCGATAGTTTGGGTAGGTTTGAGAAAGAAGAGGATGTCGTTCCCTCAATTTGGACTGCAGGCCATGCAGACCTTGATAGAATTCAGCTTAAAGGATTCCACCGCATTCTGCTCCTTAAACATCTTTCGAGTCGAAATGATTTTACTCCAGTAGTAGGGCTTAATGTTCTTAGAGACTTTTGGCGCGCGCCAGAAAGACAATCCGAGTACATTGAGAAGGCAGGTCAAGCAAGAAAATTCTTGGAGTTTGTCTTTCGAGATAGCCCACGCCATCTCCAGATTGCTGACGACAAGGCAGAACTTGACGGGCAACCAATCCGTTTAATCATGGACATAGTTAAGTTCGATGGTGTGTACAAAAGTCTGCTACGTCGCTTTGAAAAGGAGGCATATCTTGAGGAGGATGAATTTCTAAAACCAAACGAAAAGCAATTTCTAAAAACTTATCTTTATACAAGAGGCAAACTTAAACGTGAATTGCAGGAAATTCCGTACCCTTCTTGGACGTTGGCTATTCTGGTGTATCGTAAACCTCTTTACCTAATTGCTGATGGAATGAATGCTGGTCTTCAGGTTCTAATGAAATATTTGGCCTATGAGGCTGGATGTACTTATTTCCCCAGCTCAATAGTCTTGCCCCATCCAAGAACGATTTCTGGAGAACCTATGTCATATTTCAACAGCGCTGACCCGAGAGAACTAAAATGGGATGAGACGTTGTATGTGCATGACTCACTCCAAGATATTAGGTATAAATTAACCGGAGGAAATTCCCATTTTCCCAGCTGGTGGTATCTGTCATTCATGGTGAACAATATCATAATTCCCTTCGCTCCTAAGATTCATAAACAGATGTTTTATGGGAAAGATTTGGAAAGTCTATACAAGAAATATGTAGGTCGTGAAACAACGCTTTTGAGACTAATAACTAAGGCTTATTGGCAGTTCATTGAACCTTACTACAGAAAAATTGAAGAAATCTGCGAAAAGAAAGAAACTCTGCGCATTGACGCGTTGGAGAGAAGCGATGTTTTGGAGGCTTTAGCTAAATCAGATGTCAGAAAGGTTCTGGAGACTTTGGTTAATTTGCCTGAAGGAAAAATTGCGGCAACATGTCCAGAAATCGGTTCGTGGATGAACGTGCCCAAGTCCAACAGAACGATGGTTAACCGTGCTGTAAAGGTTCTGGTGAACTGTAAGCTGGTCGAACCGGTAAAGTTCATGACGTCAAATGTGCCAGCATATAGACTCTCACACAAGTTCAAAAATTTGCAATTGCTTTTATCCCTTAAGAAAGAAAAAGAACAAGCAAGTCCAAACAATTGCCTACAGGATTAATGGTTCTTTGCTGATGTTAGCACTCTACTTAGTCTTTTTTGTTTGGATTTTGCCAAAAGAGGTAAACTTTTGTCTGCAATAAGAAGCCGCATACTTTTATTAGATGTGCAAGCCTTTCAAGGCTGACTTTCATTATTTCTTTGACATAAACTTCCTTTTTTCCGAACAACTGATGTGGGAAGAAATATTTCATGAAGCGTCCATGGTTATGTTTAATGAATGCCTCTCTCACTTTTGCTAACTCTTCTCCGCTTAAGGCTTGCAGCTTATTTAAAACGTATTTTTCACTGCCAAGCAACTGAATGTTGAATCCAAGCTGATGCAGGATCTCCGCAATCTTTAAGGCTTCCTTGGGTGGAGGCTGATCAGCTATTTTCTGCATTCCAGCTTTCTCTCCAAAGGGACTATACTTAGCCATGACTGCTGGCATTTCCACATAGGAGGTTCCAGCTTTTGCTAATGTTTCTTTTACGAGTTTTGCGCCTAAACCTATGGTCCGGTATTTGGGATGAACAACAACACGGCTAATTATACTGAGCTTTTTATTAAGCTCCTCAATTGACAGTTTTGGCAAAACAAGCCTTCGCCCGAAACATGTAGGTGGCGGATAGCAATAGACAATTACGCCGCAGAGCTCCTCTCCACGTCTCAAACAGAAGATTTTTCGTGGCCCCGCAATTTTGTGGCTTCGGTAGTGGAAGCCAGCAAGTTTTTTCCAGTCTTCTGTCTTGCCTTCTGTGATCTGCATTTCTTTTGTGAGGCTGCATTCTTTGGCTGGCTCGTTTGGGTAGTAGTTGACTGTTATTTCTTTGCCGAAACGTTTGTGAATGTACACTGAGGGGTTTAGGTCTTCGAGAAGATCTGTGTGAGTTGTTGCTGCCAGAACAGCCTTGGCTTGTTGACGTGCAAGTTTCTGAAGATTGTAGGCTACTATTTTGGCGGTGTCTCTGTCAAGCGTAGCAGCAAACTCGTCCATGATCCAGAATTGGGCTTGGCTTTCAATCATCTTCGCAATCTTGTAGCGGTATTTCTGTCCGTCGCTCAGCTGCTCATAGCTTCTTAGGAAGAGGAACGCATCATTCAAACCTACTTTGCTTAGAAGTTCTAAGGCTTCTTCTGTGGTTTTGCCGACTGTTTCGATTAATGGTTTGTTGGGGTCTGGTTTGATGTCTTTTACATTGATTGATGTGACTTGCATGTCTTGTTTGATGTCTTTCTCCAGAGCCTTCAGCAGCACGCTTTTTCCAGAGCCGCTATCGCCTGTTATGTAGACGATGTCGGTTGGTCCTATTTTCAGCTCCACATTGTCGTAGACTATGAATTTTTCCCATTGGTCGAGTCCAAGCCCGAAGGCTTGAGCCACGTTGACGACACGTTCTGTTGGTTCTGGTGCTGCGGTTTCGTAGGCTATGTCGATTATAAATTTGCCTTGTTGCTTGTCGTATCTGCGTCTGTATTGGCGTATGCGGAAAAGCTCGTGTTTTCTCATCTTGTTGTTCCCGTGACTTGGTGTTTTTGCAGTTTCTTTCGTAGCTGTTGCAGTTTCACCTTTCCAGCAGAGGCGATGCGTGGCACAACCCACAGTTTAGGCGGAGGTTCAGTTCGGGATGAGTAGCAGGCTAAGGCTAAACTCCAGAAGCGATCATCATTAGTGCCTTCTGGGTGCGAGAATTTGATTTTTCCGTCTTTTGTCAATTCAAACCGTTCAATGTTTAACTCTGCAATCAAGTCGCTGTCATAAGGAATTTGGAGTTTCTTTTCAACCATGCATTGCTTGAGCCATTGCGCCATTTTCTCTTTTGTTTCTTGAGTGAATTTGACACCTTCAGTCTCCGTTACTCCAGCGTTTACCATGTCTTCGGCTATATAATCGCCTACACCTGTCATGTCCACTAAGACTTTGCTTATGGTTTGCCATCGGTCGCAGAGCGTCTTAACGTAGCCTATCACACTTGCGTATGGTGTTTTCAATGGAAAGCGGTGCACGTGGATTAATTTTATAGAAGTATCCTCTACCTCAACGACCGTGAGAACGCTGTAGTCTTGGTATTTGCCAAGGTCTAAGCCCGCGTAAAACTCGCCTGTGACGGCTTGTTCAAAGTCGTAGTATTCTAAGCTGCTGTCGATGCGGCTTGTGATGAGGGCTTGGCTGAGCCAAACGTTTTCATCCTCAGCCCATTCGGCTTCCATCTCTCGACGCCATCGCCAAGGATCTCCTTCATATTCGCGTCTCTTCTTTTCCAGCCATTTCTCAGTGATAGGCCCGTTTGGTTCAAGAGCTTCCTTGTAGGTTACGTGGCTTTTGGCGAAATGCTGGAAGGCATTGTCATGGAATAGCTGATAGAAGACGCTGTCGGTTGTCCATGGTGTGCTGCTTGCAATGAATTTGCCGTTTGTGGTTGCCAAGGTGAAACTTATTGCATCAAACATCTCCTCATCATTTGGAATGAAGTTCATCTCGTCACAGTACACCATTTGCAGCGTGAAGCCACGTAGGTTGTTGGGGTTGTTTGGAAATGCTTGGATTATGCTTCCATTCTTGAGCCTCACCATGGTTCGCTGTGGTTTGTAAAAGAAGCCTGCTGGGAGTTTTGTCCTGAAGTAGTTGATTTTCGTTATGGGAATCATTGTTTGACGCCAGCTTGGACCCACAACCGCGATGTGCGAACCAGAATGCAGCAGAGCATAATGTAGAAGCCAAACAGCTATCAGATGGGTCTTACCGCTTTGTCTGCACCATCGTAAGGCGACATCGTTTTGCTTTTCTAAGAGCTCAGCTGCTTCTAACTGGTATTTGGTCAGGTTTAAGCCAAGCATTTTTTGACAGAACTGAATGAAGTCTCTTGGAATTTCCGTTTCTTTGGCTTTCTGTTGTTCACGCCAGTCGTTTTCAAGTTGTTTGGCTTTGTTCAGAATCCCCTTTAGCTTCACGAATCATGCGCTCCAGATTTTCAAGATATTCCATAGCTTCGGCTTCATCGTAGCTTTCAGCCACGCTGTTCATGACTTGGCTCAAATAGGCCATGATGCGAACCCAAATCTGAGCCTGCTTAGGCTTTGTTTCTGGATTAGTGGCAGCATTTTTGGCAATGTCAAACATTACTTCCAATTCACTCAGCAGCTTAGAACGGAGCTGTTGCGTGTCTTTCTCAACCTGTCTCCTTATCCTTCGAGCCTTTAGCAGAAAATTGTTGAAGCGATACCCCTCTATCGTTCTGTCGACCCCCCTACGTTTTTTGCGTTAAGAAAATGCCTGTTATGTTGCCTATCAAGCCGGCAATGACTGCAAAGATTTCTGGATTCCATTTACCCAAAACAATGAGGTGCACTGCTTCGAGTATGGTTAGGCATGCTGTCATGCCGAGGCTGAAATAAACTGCATAAAGAAGCCTATCGCTTGGCGGAACCACTATGGTTTGTTGTCTGCCTTTTGGTCCTTTTCGGGTAAGTTTTTTGGTTAGGGCTCTTCTAATCCAGCTCATGGTTTTGTGTCCTCTTTTGGAAAATTCTTCTACGTCTTCTACGAGTGGACGGTCCTGAAAGTATGCTTTTGAGAATGATGCTTGCTTCTTGTTCTGTCAGGAAGGCTTTCTTTATGATCTCCACTTTTCGGAACCATGTTTGCGGAATGGCTGTGTAATCCTCATCGCGCAGTTCATAGTTGTATGCGAAGTCATTTTGTGCAAGAATCGCATGTTTAGGCTCTCCGACAGAGCCCACATATATGCCTACGCTTTTTACTGGAACTGGGATGCCTGCGGTGGTGAAGCTGCTACCGATGGAGGCGTCGTTCCAATGAATGCAGACAAGGTCTCCTGCTTCAAGCTTCTCTATTTCCTTTAGAATCTGTTTGTTCATCCGTACTTTTCTTACTGCTTTACGTCTGCTGATAGGAAACTGATTCTTGGGAATTTCTTTGTCCATATTTTAGCCTCTGTTATTCTGCTTCTTTGTAGTAGCTCACGCCCATCAGCATGGCATTTGCGATGGCTTCAACGATGATGATGACTGTTAAGTCGCCTTGAGCCAAAATGACGGTGCATGCCGTTTGGATTCCTTTGGCAATTGCCAGAGCGGTCGCCAGTTTGGGTTTGAACTTGAATCCCGTTAGTCCTCACCTCCTTGCGGTTTCTTGAAACGAGCCTTCCATAACGCCTCCAAAACCTGTTGCGTTTCCTCTGTTTCAGTCAATTCCCAGCCGAATTTTACGGCGTTTTTACGGAATTCTGTGGGCGTTATGGCTCCAAGCTCAAACGCTTTGAGCAGATCTGCTGTAACAAGCTCAGGAACCTTGGGGCTACCCCAGTTTAGACGAATCTGAGCCTCTGCTGGGTTAAAGCCCTCTTGAGTCAAAACAACGTCAAAGATGTCTCGTTCAACTTGTCGCTTGATGTAGCGTTGAATGGGGTTGATTAACATGTTTTGGAGGTCTAAGGCTGCACGGGCAGAAGCTTCTGTAAAGCCCGGAGTGCTGAACAAACGCGGTAAGGGAGTTTCGCATCCAAGATAGAACTGGTTTATGATGTGGTCTATGTAGTACTCAAAGCGTGCTCGTGGGTCAAGCATTACAGGTTTTATGTCGCCTTTACCGCTGTAGAAGAGCCATGCGCCTTCTTCTGGGCGGTTTTTTATGACGCTTTCAAATTTTTGGATTGTTTCGTCGTTAGCCTTTTCAAGCAGAGCCAAAACGTCTGGTCCCGCATATTTCTCAAATATTTTTGGCATTATACGTTCGATTTTGGCTTTCATCCATGCGTAGCTGGGTCTTTTGTTGCTGTTAAAAACAAGCGTGTGGAGCAATACTTGGAGGATACCAGTTCCAAATCCAGACGCGGCTACGCAGTTGATTTTCCAGTGAATGAGAACTTCTGGCTTGAGGGTTTCTCCACCGTACTTGTGTGCGAGTTTGTAGCCTTCTGTTTTGTAGGGAATTTTGAGTTTTTCTTCACTAAAGAAGCTGTATTCGATTTTGTCAATAGCGTCTATGTGTAACCTTTTCAGTTCTTTCAAATTTTCAGGCGTAATCTTTAGCCAGAAATCGTTCCCGGAGGCTATCAAGACACGGGCCATGTCGTTGAGTAAAGCGTCAAGGTTAACTTCTTCATTAAACCCGTCAACAACTCTTTTAGCCTGTTCATCATTTGCAGTTGTGTAAAAGCCCATGCCCACAGCGGTAGCAGCTAAAAGGTCAACACTCGCCTTACAAGTCGGATCCCTTTCATAAAGCTTCAAAATATCAGAGAGAGGAACCTCTGGAGTTTCAAAAACCACTTGGCTGTTTGGATACGCATAACCTGAACGTGTACGTTTCGTGAAAGCCTCTGCTAAACGCTTCAGAATACTCAAATCTGCAAACCTTCCAAAAGTTTTTTACCTTTTTCTGTTATCACGTATGGAGCACGATGCTTTTGCTCGCTCTTTTGCACGTAGCCATTCTGCACAAGGTATTGGAACATGCCTTCAAAAATGGCGTGAGTGGCATGAATGTCAAGCTTTCTAATAATTTTCTTCTCAAGCTCTGTTCTGCATAGAGACTGTATGCTAAGCTCTTTCAACACGGTTTTTGCAAGATGCAATCTTTCATTCAAACTTCTCATACGCAAACAACCTCTACGGGTTTTTGGGTTGAATAAAATGGGGGAGAATGGCTGGTGCAAACCATCAGAATCTGCAGGTCACGTTTGCCGTCTAAGCCGTAAGTGTTAGGCGCCAAGTCAGGAGTGTAAGGCGTCATTTCAGCGCCACACAGAGGGCAATACTCCCAGCAATCACAGACAACAATGTCGCCCTTATGATCTGAATAGTGAACTTTTCGACACTTGGGGCATTTTCCTTCAAATTTCGCCAATTTCTGGTCTAACCTTGGATAGCTTACAGGCTTGTGCTTATGTTAGTCATTTTTGCGACTGCTTTACTCCGCAAGACGCCTAAGCCGAAGCGTGTAGTAGCCCTGACACCGAACTCGCCGGTTTTAGGGTCTTCCCAGTCCTCAACTGTTACGTCTCTGCGAAGGAGCATGACCGCGGCCACCCGAGTGTCAATTGCGTAGGCCACTCCATTGGTACATAGTGTGCTGGCTTGAACTTTCATGCCCAAAACGCTTGTTACGATGCCTTGTTCTAAATCTGTTTGTTCAGAGGGCAAGTATTGAGCGTGGATGAATTTGTCATCGTTTAACAATTGATGCAGTTGTGTTTCGTGCACGGCCAAGACTGTTGGTCTCCAATTTTCCCCTCTAACAGCATTGTGAAGTTTGAGCAGTCCAGCCCAGCTTAGAGCTACTGCGCCACCAGCGATTGGTGCTCCACCAGCCAAGTCTCCATCTGCAATGGCTCCGTAAAGCGAGAGTATTTTGCTGGTTTCGTTTTCGCCCAAGATTCTGCCCACTTTTTCAACCATGTTATCCATGACGTTCCACGTGGCGTCTTCTACGAACTCACGAGTCCATTCCTCACTTGCTTCTGCAAGCTGGTTGGTTTGAATGTCAACAGTGCTATGCTTTTTACCGCTAAGCCTCGTAGTTGCGCCTTCCGCGTATGAATATGCAACAGCTTTTTCGTCAAGTGGAAAACGCTCTAAAGTCTCGGTTGTCGGGCGAACATTTATGATGTTTCTTCCAATGATCTCTGGATAAGCAGCCTCCACAAGCGTGTCGTGCATACGCCCTAAGGCGCCTACAATGTCACTGAACAGTCCTTCTTTAACGCCCACTTCGCAATAGCGCTTGACAAATGGATGCGTAGTTGCCTTTTCTTTTAATTTTTCGTAAAACTGCTTATGCTCACTATCCTTCGCCATTAGACTTTCAAAAAGTTTAGGCTTCAAAGCTATCACTTCTCCACTATAATGAAGAGTAAATCATCTGCACCAGTAGTGGTTTCAAGGGCCCATCCAAGTTTCTTAGTCCATGAAATCGTTGCGGTACCACCTTCGTTGATGTCAGCCAACGCAAGAACTCTTTTGCTTGCATCTGCACCTTGAACCGCTTTACCACGAGTTATGGCGCCACCAGCCTTCACCTTGACCCTTCCCCGAGTCAGAACCGGACAAGACTTTCCAGACGCTACGGTCTTTACGGCTACGCCTATACAGTCTTGGGCAGCAGTTGCAGGACTAACCTTATCGTCTGCGCTTAAATAAACCGGGTCACCTTTCGTGATGTCTACAGCAGCCTCAAAAGTTTCAATTACTGCGTTAGGGTCGTCTGTCTCGCCTATGGCCATCCAAGTTTTGCCTGAAACATCAGCCATGACCATCACTCCAAAAAGTTATTTCGCTTTCACCGAGTTCGTCCTACGGCTACTTGCGGCCACACCTTGTGACTGTGATTCAAATACACGGATTCTATCTTCTAAACTGCGAATCCATTCAGCAAGCTCAGCATTGTCCAAAACGCGCTCTTTACTCAGCTCATAGAAACTTTTCTCTTTAACCATCCTTCATCCTCTCCCTAAGCTTGAAAATTGCACCACGAATCTCCTGGCATTCCCTTTGCATGCCCATTGTACTCCGCTCAACCGCAGGGCTGGGCAATAGTCCCTGAAGAATATCGATCGCCTCTTCAATGGGTATGGTCTTAGGCGGATCTTTAATTAGGCCCGGGGGCTTTTGCTCAAGCAACTTCTTAGCCTCAGCAAGCTTACTCTCGACTTCAATCAACTTAGCCTTAGTTTCACTGAGCTCCTTACGGAGTGCCTCAGCCTGATCCGTTAAGCCACAGACCTCGCCAGCGATATTAAGCTCCTTCGCAGCTGCACACAGGTTCTTTTTCGCCTCAGCCTTGCCCTCAGCAGAAATGTCCGTCTGATCTAAACGAGCTAAAGCATTCCGTACATGGTCAGCGTCCAAATTGCCCTGAGCATTTTTGTAAGGCAAATTCCGCAGGGTCCTCGGAACGGTTTTACCCTGCTCATCCTTCTCGCCGCCCGGTGCAATGTAAGCGAAAGCGCTGTCTGGCAAGTTATTGATGTACTCGGTATCCCACTCCGCTTCTCGTAGTTTCTTCAACGCTTCAGCGACTTTGCCGTCAACAAGCTTCCCTAATTCTTTTTCATCCAATTTCTCAACTCCACTCGGCGTGCTCGGAGTAACCGAAACACTTGCCGGGGCTGCATAATCTGGATGAATAGCCAACCAATCAGCAACCGTATTCGGCTGCCACTTACTCTTCAAAAACAAAATGCTCTGACACCGCTCTTGGGCAGGATCAGCACGAGTCTTAGCCATAACCGCCAAAATGCCATTGGGCTGATCAAGCCAAACGGTGCGAAAATGCTCAGGCAAAAATAGGTTCGGGTCCTGAACATAGCCCAGAAAATATTCACCCGCAATAAGCGGTTCAACACCTTGCTGCTCTCTCATTTTTTTCGCTTCTCAAGCAGCTCTTCCCTTTTGTTTTCAGTTATAGGCAGCTTTTCAAAACATTCACTGCAGCAGCCAAGCCAAAACTCCACCGCATTCTTCCCACAGAAAACGCAAAACTCCTGCTGCTCCTTAGCCCTCTGGAGACTCTCCAAAATCTGCACATTAGTTTCAGGAATGCCTGGCACGGCTACGAGGCTTAACTCAGCATTATGCAATCCATGGGGAACTTGACCATCCACTATATCTAACGTCTCATAATCAGCGCCCACGCTAACGTGTTGAATGAGGCCCTTGCGAATCTTGTCAGCAACGTCGCCTTCAAAAATTTCTGCTTCATACCAAAGGTTCTCTCCATCCCACTCGGTTTTCGTGACTTTTCCACAAGCGTTAGGCACAGCAACATGTTCGACATAGACTGGTGCCGAAACAAGTTTGTTGGCGAAGGACTGCAATTCTTCAGGCGTGTAAATGTTGAAGTTTCGACTCATGCCCGCAGTCATGGCAACCCCGCGGATCTTCAAAGGTTTGTCAACGATTTTCTCAAGAACCTTGAAAGGCAAAATCGCAGAAACATGCTCCCTAACCTTAGATTCACGATGTTCCTCAAACCAAGCCTTAGCCTTCTCCAT